TACTACTGCTCTTTTTTCAGCCGTTGGTCCGTTTGTTTTAAAGGACTACGCTTACTATTCTTTTCAACCTTTGCGTAATTTACAGAATTTACAGGTTCTTGTAAATCTTGTAAACGTTTCTTCTCTAAAAGGTCATATAAATCAAGTGTTTTATCACTACGCAAAACGTTCAATCTATGCTCAATCCAGTCTTTCATTAACCAGTTTCTCCCTCGTCAGATTCCCCTACATAGGCTGTTCCTAGCACATCCGCAGACCCTAATTCTGGCTCTACATACTCCGTTCTATCTTCGATACTCTCGTCTGTTCTAGGTAGTGGAAACTGTAAATCATTTCGTACACATTTAAACGTACATCCATAAGCATTGTCACTTACACTATGTACTAAATCTGTTATTATATATCGACCACTCAAATACACATCATATACACGATCTCCGGGATTGTCGATACTCTCATAGGATGGTATGTTTATGCCTACAATGTCACCAGCTGCAAGATTGGTGTTTCCGGGTACACTCACCGTTAACACAATTTGGTCATGATCTAGTTCATCATGTAAACGATCTTGTAGTGAACCTTCGTTATTGTCGTAGTTTCTTTCGTCTGTGCTCGACTTCATGTGTAGAGACTTGTCGAAAGAGGAAATAAAAATCTTGGCGTCTTTGTAATCGGAATAGTTCTTACCCGTAGCGTCTTCGGGATTCTTTGGAAACATCGGAAAGCTCTCACCTTCTGTCGTATATCTACGTTTAAACTTCTGGTCGTAATCGCTCTCTCTTATGGTGACTGATTTGTCTATACGGTTATAATGATATTGTTTACTTCCAAAGAGACCACTAGCGTGACCAGCGATTGTGTCTTGCGTCTTATCTACGCTGTATGATATAATCTTTCTCATATCTTCATCTACAACGATAGGTTCTCCTGTTGGATTGACGTAATAGTCTATCTTGGCAAGTCGATTACCTGTCTTTGTACGACATAGACTTTCCCATGATCTAAAATGTATACCTCTATGATTTTCGTAGAATAGAAACCCTGCGCCATTGAAGTCTTTAGAGCTTGTTCTATTGGCGAGCATTTGTAGAAAGTCATATGGTTGCATAAAATTACCCACAAGTTTATTGTTTGTATTACTCTGCTCTATGTGTAGTTTCTTATTTGTTCGCATAATGTCACGCATTACTTTTGTAAAAATCCCGTCACTGGAATCGTCAAAGGCACTCTTAATTGACGTTCTTGCGTTCTTGACTGCTTCTTTTGTTGTAAAGTGTATTGTATATATTTGTTGTCTTTCGGCGGTTTCTTGTATGTCAGAAACCTTGTATATTCTCATGCGATAGTCAATAAAACTTATTTCTTCGTTATCTGGTATACCTATTGAAAAAGATATTTCTTCTTGTCCTATAATGGGTGCGTTTTGTTTGTGATTGGCGGAATCAGCCACAACCATATTACCATACATGTTTGGACTGAATATACTCTCATAGACATTCAATTCTAACATCAAGGGTCGCAAGTCAATTGGATCACTACTCGAATAGAGTACAATAGGCCCTAACCTATAATCACCTGCAAATTCTAAATTCGCCATATTACCTTCTTCGTTTGATTAGTCTTTCAAAGTCTTTTGTAAATTGTTGTATATACGCAGCGTCTAATAATCTAATACGCCTTTTGTTGTCATTCTCGTTTTGTTCGTATTCGTAGTTTGTGACAGGTAATGCACCAGTCGTATCACTTGATACTTGCAACTTTCTTGTTGTATCGCCAGAGGTCGCATTAATTTCGTAATGATGAATACCATCTGGATCGCTGTACTTATCATTGACGTATTGTGATAATGCGACTTGATCTAGCGGCCAATCATAACGGGAGGTTATGTTGTTAATAGTGACGATTACCCAATGTAGCGTGGAATCGCCATAGTATTTGTGTGCTACCATGTCTGGTTGGTCGCCATCTTGTACCACATATTGGTCAAAGACTAAAGTATTCGCTCTTGCGTTACCTTTTAGGTTGACACGGCGTAAAATATCTGTTATAAGTGTTCTATTCTGTGTATCAGATAGGTCATAAGCGTAGTTAGGAAATTTACTAAAATAACTCATTATTAGTATCCTTCTGCGATCTTTTCTTTTGTCATGATTTCTGTTTCTCTAAATGTTAGTGTCATATTGATTTCACTTGGTGGAGGTGCCTTTCCTCCTGGCACAGCGATGGGTTGTAAGAACTGTGTTTCACCACCTGGTCCGTATGTTATGTTCACCTTTTCTAGTACACTTGAGGCAGTAAATGGTATCCACGCATTTTCTACGCCACCAAACATAAATTGTATATCAAACTCACTTGGAAATATTAAATGTCTACCAATATTCTGTCCTGGTACTCTTTCTGGTAACATGTGAAACTTAAATAACTTAATTATTGCGTCAGCTGTTCTAAATTCATCTTCGTTTCTTGGTGTAAATCTAAAGGTAAAATCATAAGTACGCAAGTCAACACCTGTAAATATAGCTTCTACTGCAGGATTCATTGCCTTACCTAATGTTTTTCGTATTGCACCCTCTACATCACCACCACCTGAAACAAGACCACCAACAAACCCCGCAGCCTTTACGCCTAAAACATCTGCTATGGAATCTCTTACTGCGGCACCTGTACCTGCAGCCTTTAATTGTGATACTAATTGGTCAATACTTGATACACCAGCCAAGTCTGGTGCGACCACACCTGCCAAACCTAAGTCACTAGACTTGTAGTTAGCACCATATTCTGCTTTTAAACCATTTGGCATGTATAAAGCAATCGTGTCTTTTGTTCGTACTAATCTACCACTCTTACGCAAGCCACCACTAATACTTTTTGATAAACTGTCATCTTGTCTTTTAAATATATTACCAATACTCTCATCATCTTCTTGTCTTACAACACCTTTAGAAAAATCTACTCCTTGTTTATCAAATTTTCTTGTTACTTTTCTTTCTTTTTCAGTTCCCTCGTTAAAAACTTCTTCTATCTCTTGTGGACCATGATACTTTGAGTTAGTACGCTCAAATATATGAAACAATATGTAATGACCATATTCCTCAGTTACACCTAAGTCTAGTGGATATCGTAATGTACCATATGAGTATTGGTTTTCATTTGATACTTTATCAAAAGGATCTGAACTACCAAAATCTTTTTTTCTACTGTTACGAATAGGTGCTGATGAAGCGGCTGTTGTTGCGCTCTTATTTAATACACTACCTGTTAATCTATTGATTAATCTATCTGCTAAACTTGTCATTCAACTATTTATCTGTTATAGTGAGGGAATTGTTGACCAATGTTTAAGTATATCTTCCGTAATGATTTGAAACCCATAACCTTTCTTATCGCAATACTTTTTACATGCCGTCCATTTTGCGTTATTAATAACGTATTGTTCAGCATTGTACTTCCATGTTTTAGTCTTACGTTTAGGTATAGTAGGTGGTACCGTATGTTTCTTTGGTTTGATTTCCCATACTGTCTCTACTATCTCACCTTTATTGTTTCTATATCGCAACCAACAATCAGGAAAGTATCGACTTATTCTATTCGTAAGTGGGTGACGATATGGTACAAACATTTCTTCACTTGCCCATTTCAATATACTCGGGTTATTGTCTAGATACTTAAATACAGTTAATTCCCATGATGATCTGTATATAATATTTGTAGGATCACCTTTGTATTTGGAAGGGTTTTGAGGTCTGTACTTACCTTGTACTAATATTCTGTTAGATATACGCCCTATCTTTTTTCTCATACAATTATTTAGAGGCGGTTATAAATAGTATTAACATGGCACAAAGCATATTTGATACAATCAGAAATACAGCAGGTGATAGAGATTTATCTATCAATTGGTATAAGAAAAAGGTAGCAGACTTATCAAATAGAATATCTGCGGCTCGTCTTATGCGTGATGGTAAGACAAAAAAAGCACCTTCATATAATAAGTTGCATTTCTTTAGATATGATCCTAAACTTAAACAGTTTTTAAAATATTATGATACGTTTCCATTGGTTATGCCAATACAATCTGCACCAGGTGGTTTTCTTGGTATCAATTTTCATTATCTACCAATACCACTAAGAATGAGATTATTAGAAACATTGGACAGGAGAGGGTTCAAAGGTGATTACTCTAAACTTAAAAACATTAGAGAGGTTAAACCATGTATTAAACATTATCTACGAAGACAATTCGTAAGTGGATTTTTAGAACTGGAAGAGGATGATTATGCACCTGCAATCTTCATGCCTGTGGCACAATTTAAAAAGGCTAGTGCAAGTCAAGTATGGCGTGACAGTAGGAGAATGATTTAATGGATAGAGATAGAACAAAACAATTAACTGAACACACAAAAAAAATGAACAGAAAAAAACAAGAAATGCTTTTAAGTAAAAATTTACGACAAGAAGTAGAGATTGGTGCCAATGGTACACAAAAGTATGTAATCAAATCTGGTGTAAATAAAGGTAAGATACTATAATGGCAATATTTAGAGGCGGCAAAAGAGTAGGACCCTTTGATATAAGAATAGGGTTGCCAAGAGGTAGAGAATATGATAATATACCTGGTGATCCTAGACTAAAACAAAGAGCAAATCCAGAAACAACACTTAATCGTTTTAGATCAGCAATATCTAAAGCTGAAGGTGTGGCACGTAATACTCGTTTTTTAGTTAACATAGGTTTACCTAAAAATGATATTCTTACTAAGGCATTGAAAGATAGAGAAATACCTTTTAGTGCTGATGAAGCATTTGAAGGTGGTGTGCCTGGTGCGGCAGGTCAAAGAGCACAAGCACCTCTAGATTATGAAAGAGATTTAGCACCACAAATAAGTTTGATGTGTACTAACATTACTATGCCTAGTAGAACATTTACAACAGCACCATATCGTATTGCAGGTGCCCCTTACAAATATCCAACAAGTGTACAATATAGTGATATCACAGCAACATTTATTGGTGATAAATTTTTAAGATTAAGACAGTTTTTTGAAGTTTGGCAATCAAGCGTTTATGACAATCTAAACGGCATGTTTAACTTCTATGATAATTATATAAGTAATGTAGATATCTTTCAATTAGGTCAATTCGAAGATTTAAATGATAGAGACAGCAAAACATATGGTGTAAGATTAAGAGAGTGTTATCCATCAGTAATAGGTGATGTACAATATGATAGTGGTGGTAACAATCAATACGTTGCAATCAATGTGACGTTCTCATATAGAGATTGGTTAAACTTCGATTTAGATATCGACAGCACAGGCAAGGTAGGCGGACTATCGTCTGGTGTTGTAAAACCAGGTGGTGGATTCTTAGATGGATTACCGCCTGAATTAAGAAGAACAGGAAGAGGCGTTATAAATCAATTAAAACGTTCTATTCCAATTGGTAAAGTATTTGGTGGTAAAGTGTTTCCACCATTTACATTTTAGTATATAAAGGAGATAAATTATGGCATTGCCTATATTAAATACACAAACATTTGAGTTGAACATTCCTTCAACAGATGAGAAAATAAAGTATCGTCCTTTTCTCGTTAAAGAAGAAAAGATATTACTTCAAGCACAAGAAGGTACTGGTGATGAAGTAACAGACGCTATACTACAAATAGTGGATAACTGTACATTTGGTAAAATAAATGTTGATCAGTTGCCATCATTTGATATAGAATATATTTTTTTAAAGATACGTTCTAAGTCAGTAGGTGAAAAGGTTAAACTAAACTTACCTTTCCCTGGTGATGAAGATGTAAAGGTACCAACAGAGGTAAATTTAGCAAAAATAATAGTAGAGATGGATGATGATCACACCAACGAAGTATCGCTTACAGATACAGTAAAGGTTATTATGAAGTATCCTACTGTAAAAACATTTCAAGGTATGGACTTGACTAAATTTACTGCTAATGATACAATTGCTTTAACTGCTAATTGTATTCATCAAATAGTTGATGGCGTTGAGACATATGAAGCAAATGACTTATCAGATAAAGAGATTAGAGAGTTTTTGGAAAACTTAACACAAGCTCAATTTACTGCAATACAAAAGTTCTTTGCAAGTATGCCTAAACTAACACACGAAGTTAAGATAACACACCCTAAAACAAAAAAGAAGGGTATTGTTAAATTACAAGGTCTTCGAAGTTTTTTTTAATATGCCTCTCGCATATAAACTTAGAGACCTTTTATGATTTGAATTTTAAGATGATTCAGTTGCACCATTGGTCACTAACTGAAATTGAAAATATGCTGCCATATGAGCGTGAGGTTTATTTAACTTTACTGAATGAACATGTAAAGAAGGAGAATGAAAAAATGAGAGAGGCACAAAGTAGAAGGAGATAAAATGGCAGACGAAAAAGTAATAGTACAACAACCACACCCAGCAGATACGAATGGTGATGGTAAAGTGTCTGATAAAGAACACGAAATGTACATGGAGTTCAAACGTAAAGAGTTAGAAGACGCTGACGCTATGAGAGACGCTC